CTGATAATGAACTGTGGTGGTATCAAACAATCAGAGGCAACTCCTTGTGCCGAATCGTCTCCTCCTGCCAGGGACCGCGTCATTGTATCTATATCCCTATCGCACCTAAGCACCTCAATTATGTCTTGAGGTAGTGTCACATGTGTCATCGGTACACTAAGGGTCAGACTCAAAGCTCGAGCATATACAAAAGCGTACGTTCGAGCAATTTTGTTGATAATGCAGTTTTTGATGAAAGTTATAAACACACCCGAAGGCATACCTACATGAGTCCAGAATAAATTACCTTCGAGCAATAGTACGTAGTTCATACTACGCATAGCCGCTTGAGATATTCTAAAAACTCCATCATCATCATACTTGCATTTCTTAGCTAACTTAGTAATAAACACAACCGCCCAATACTTTGCCACATCTTGTGTATTGTCAAACTGACTATTGTCTAGCTCCAAAAAGTTAGTAAAGTCACCATCAGGACCCTTCATATAGTCCAAGGCGCCACCCCAGTCCTTACCGCAACAATTGATGGCAGAAGCTATTCCTAGGTTAGAACCATGCTCTTGCATGTAAGATACTAGAGGGGCTAAGGTACTCTTTTCATACAAGTGATCCACATGATCACCCACATAGAAGAGTCTAACTTTACTCTTGGCTATATTTTCAACAGAGATAACCTCATCTTTGAAAGAGGCAGAGACCATGGTTAGTGGGACTCTACCACGACCCCAACGAGAGACTGTCTCGTTGAATATCTCCGGAACAATAGGGTGTAATGTAAACGTATTATCATGGACATGTTCGTAGATCTGGTTGTTCGTGTAACCAAGGCCTCTAAGCGTGGGGCCAATTGATTTTGAATTATCTCGAGGTGTGAGAAATGAGTTTCTTTGATCCCCGCAAATGGCTTGATTGAGGGATAGGAAACCCAAAGCTTCTTCAGGAACAGGCATCTTATCAACTAACATATCGATTGCTTGATACATCATCTCTGGGTGTATAGGCGGTCTTTCGCCAACGTTGAGCGCGCGCATCTTCCTAGAAACGGCACTCACCCATTGACCCTCATACACAACGGCCTTCGGATTTCTTGGAGCGCCATATTCCTTATCCAACTTGTGTTTAAATTTATCATACAGTTCGGTCTTGTGGGCAGTAAACTTTTGTTCATTTCTGAACATGAAGTGTCCTAGAGGTTTGTAAACTAAAGGAATTTCGCCGGCTTTCTCAAGCCATGCCGCGTCACTCCTCGCTGCAAGACCTGGCTCAATGTGATTACCTTTCCAGTAAGCAGGAACTTCCGTATCTACTAGAGGTAAGAGACCACCCTGCAGGGTGATCTTCTTGGAGCAAGCTAGGATTTCAT